CGTGGCTGTCCCGTGTCGAACAAGCATTGTCGTTGTTGCTGCCACGCGGCCAACACGCACGGTTCGTGCTCGACGACCTGCTCCGCGCCGACACGAAAGAACGATACGAGGCATATCAGATCGCGCTAGCGGCCGGCATTCTGACCGTTGACGAGGTGCGACACATGGAGGATTTGACCAGCCGAACAGACGACACAACGTCTGACAGCGAACAGGACAACGCAAGATCTGCTGCTGAAGTCATCCAAAAAGTTTATTTAGGCGTTGCAAATGATGTTGTGACCCGAGATGAGGCACGCGCAATTATTGATCGCGCTGGTGGCAGACTTGAACAGGGAGACACATCCGATGGCTGACATTATCAACCGGCACGTCGAGGTCGCCGGGTTTGAAATCCGCGAGGACGACGACGGACACCACCTGGTCGGCATCGTCGCACCATTTGGCGCACTCTATGACGCCGGCGCATATTTGGAACGGTTCGCACCGACCGCGTTCGATAAAACGATCCGTGAACGCGGCACCAGAGTCGCGTTGTTGGAGCAGCACGCCACCGACCGAATGCCGATCGGCCGTGCCATGACATGGGAAAAAACAAACGACGGACTGATCGCAGATTTCCTACTCGCACGCACCCAACGCGCCGAAGAAGCACGCACACTCGCTATGGACGGCTTCGTGACTGGGTTCAGCGTCGGATTTATCCCGGTGCGTACACGCAACCTAGAAATGAACGGCAAAGCATTGCGCGAACGTGTCGAAGTACGCCTCGACCACGTCGGTTTTGTACGCAACCCGGCCTATCAAGAAGCCCAATTGCTGTCGGTGCGATCGTTCGACCCTGACGACAGCGAACAGGTGCCACGCCTCGCCAAATATCGTCACCTCATGCGCGGTGACAGCTGATGGCTAACTACTTTGCGCACACGGCTACCGCAACCGCCACAAAAGTGCTAGACGCCGACAACCTCAACCGCGAAGTGTTCCTACAGATCATCGGCAACACCACCGTGTACCTCGGTGACGACGACCAGGTGACAACCGCAAACGGTTTCCCAATCGTGAAACACAGCGCACCGATCCGCGGCTTACTGGCTGCAGGTCAAGAACTGTGGTGCATTGTCGAGTCAGGCACCGAATCGCTGCGCTTGTTCACAACTGTGGACTAAAACAAACTGTGTATAGTTGATCGCAGGCCGCCGACCTCACCGCCGCCGCTGCAACGGCACCGTGGGTCACCGTCAGAACCCAACCGAAACCCTCTGACAAGGAGAACCCATGAAGCTGCTCGACCAGTTGGTCGCCGAGCGCGCCGAAATCACCACCGCTGTGGAAACGGTGCTCGACCGTGCCGCCGACGAAACCCGAGACCTGACCGAAGCCGAGGACAAGAACCTCGCAGACCTGACCGAGCGCGCAAAGGCGCTCGACGCACGGATCGCTGATCTGCGCGACATCCAAGTGTCACACCTTGAGGCCGCCAAGTTGCGCGCCGAGGTTGCTGCCACCGACGACAGCAAAGCTGAAAGCGAGTCACCCGTGAACCGTGTCGACGTAAAGTCGGAACCGCTGACCTACAGCGAGCACGCACACAGCTCGTTTTTCCGTGACGCCTACGCCGCCGAATTCAACGGTGACGTGTCCGCACGCGAGCGCCTCAACCGGCACCAAGACGAAATGCGCGTCGAACTCCGCGACAGCGGTTCGGCCAACTTTGCTGGTCTCGTTGTGCCGCAGTACCTCACCGGACTGGCCGCACCGTTCCTCCGCGCTGGCCGCTCCACGATGGATGTCTGCAACCAGTTGCCATTGCCGGCCGACGGCCTCACCGTCAACGTGTCGCGTGTCACCACCGGCTCCAGCGCAGCAGCGCAGGACGGCGACAACGGCGCAGTCACCGAAGCCACACCCGATGACACGCTGCTCACCGTGAACGTCCGCACCTACGCCGGCATGGTTGACGTGTCGCGTCAAGCGCTTGAGCGCGGCACCGGCGTGGACGGACTGCTCGCAGCCGACCTCGTCGCTGCGTACAACACCGCGGTGAACGCCGACGTGATCAACGGTGCAGGCACCAGCGGCACGCACCTCGGAATTCTGAACACCTCCGGTATCGGTGACGTGGACAAGGACGACGCCTCCCCCACGGCCGTGGAGACATTCTCCGCGATCATTGAGGCGATCGGCACCGTGACCGCTGCTCGGTACGTTCAGCCCGACATCATCATCATGCACCCGCGCCGCTGGTCGTACCTGCTGGCTGGACTCGACTCGTCGAACCGTCCGCTGGCCGGCATTCAGGGCAACACCGGTCGCAACGTCACCGCGATCGGCAACCCCGGTGCGTACGGCGTCGCTGCTGGCGAGGTCGCAGGTATTCCGGTCGTCGTCGACGCTGGCATCCCGACAAACCTCGGTGCAGGCACGGACGAAGACGCGATCATCGTTGCGAACCGCACCGACCTCGTGCTGATGGAACAAGCAGCGTCGCCGCTGATGCTCCGCTACGAGTCGGTCGGCTCAGGCACCCTCACCACCCGCATGGTCGTGTTCGGCTACAGCGCGTTCACCGCAGGCCGCTACCCCGGCGGCGTTGCGAAGGTGCAGGGCACGCTCCTGAGCGCCACCCTCTGATCACCCCTGACCGTGCCCGGTCGGTGACCCCTCCACACCGACCGGGCACACGGAGGAACTATGGACAAGTACCTACAGAACCTCATCGACCAGGGCGCAGACCCGCACCTCATCGCAAAACACGCCGGCAACGGTGTGGTCGAGGTGCAGACGACGCAGGCACCGGCCGACACGCACGGCAGCGAACCGCGGCCGGTGTCGCGTCGTCGAACACGCAAAAAGGCAGCTGAGTGAGTAACTACACGACAACCGCGCTGGTCAAAGCGTCGTTAGGTATCCCAGCGGCTACCACGTCGGAGGACACCGCAATCGCGGCGGCGATCGCTGCTGCCGAGGCGCTGATCGACAACTACACCGGTCGCACATTTACTGCGGCCGAGTCGACACGCACCTACATGCCGCGCACCGCATCCATTCTTGATGTGGACGACATCGCGACGACCTCCGGTTTAGTTATCAAAACTGACGAGGATCAAGACGGCACGTTTGAAACCACGCTGACGGTGACGACTGACTATGTCATCCAAAAGAATGACCCACCGTTCAGGATTGTGACAAACGTAAACCGTGGCTGGCCGCTGTCTCTGTACGGTCGTAACACGGTAGAGATCACCGCCACGTTTGGGTACGCCACCACGGTGCCTGACAACATCAAACAGGCCGCGCTACTGATGGCGTCACGTTTGTTCCAACGCAAAGCGTCACCGCTTGGGTTTCAGGCTGGCGCTATTAGCGAGTTCGGGCCGGTGCGTATCTCGCGGACTGATCCTGACGTGGCCGCGTTGCTGCAAGGCACCAAATTGTTTGGCGTTGGCTGATGGCCGACTACGGCACGATCAAAACGGGTTTAGCGGACGCGCTGCGCGCCTCCAGCAACCTCACCGTTGTGTACGAACAAGTACCCGACGTGTACACCACACCATGCGCGGTGCTGGTGCCAGGTGACAACCCGGCGACATATCACGGCGCGATGGCAGGTCAAGGTTTCACCGTGTTTGAATTCAAAGTGCAAATCATGCAACAACGATTCGACCTCGACGCCGCAGCTGACGCGCTCGACGTGTTTATCCACGGCCCCGACAGCGTCGACGCGCTGATGCGAGCCGACCGCACGCTCGGCGGTGTCGCAGCAGACACGATCACCGACCGTTGTGCAAACATTGGGCAGGTACTCGCCGGCGATGACGTGTTCCTCGGCGCCGAGTTCGACGTGAGAGTGATGGTGCAACCATGAAATACAAAGTGACAAGCGACAAACTGCGCTGGCCTACCGGAACAATCGTCAATGCTGACGATCTGGCAGGTAGTAACATCGGAGTGTTGATCAACGCCGGCCACCTGGTCGAAGTTGGCAGCGAACCGGAACCGGAACCACAAGAAGAAACCCTCGAGGAGTTGTAAAAATGGCTCAGATCGTGCTCACCGACGTTTCGGTGACCATCAACTCGGTTGATTTGTCAGACCACGTCACGTCGGTCACGATCAACCATGACGCCGACGCGGTCGAAATCACCGCCATGTCGGACACCGCACACAAGTTCACCGGCGGTCTGGAGAACATCTCCGTGACAGTCGAACTGCAAAACGACTATGCCGCAGCGAGCGTCGATGCGACCTTGTCACCGCTGGTCGGCTCAACAACCACGGTGCTGATCGTGCCCACCA